ATATGCAAACACTGCTTGAATACACAGTACATATCAGATAAGCTGAGACAGTTAGCCTCTCGTATGTACTGCTATGTCTGCGGTAATGCTATTGAGAAGCTGAAAGACAAGGATGCTGAGACACCTCAGTATCTGTCAGGAAAGGATAAGCAAGATGGATAAGTATGAAGTAACAATGGAAGGCTGGGTAGTTGACACAATGTATGTGACTGCGGCAGACAAGGCAGAGGCTGTGGCATTAGCTACCAAAGAGTTTAACAACCGCAAGGGTATAAATGAATCACGAGTTACTGATGTACAGGAGATTGATGATGCTTGAAATACTACTATGGATACATGTAATACCAATTATAGTTGTTGCAGTTGTACATATTATATGATATAACTACTAGTCCAATGTTGGACCTAGCAAATAGAAAAGGAGAATTGATATGCCATTAGAATTTATTCCAGAGAACTTAGACTTTGATGTAACCTTTGAACCAACCCGTGTTGCTGACAAGAAGTATGTCATCGACAATAACACTGGCGAACCTATCGCTATCGTTGGTAAGGACTTCACCTGTGCATCACATGGTGACTTCTTTCGTGACGTTATGTCTAATGTCACTGACAATCTAACTGAAAAAGAAACAAATGGTGCAATCATTTCATGGAGAGATGCACACAGTAATGGCTGGGCTATGATGGACATGACCCTACCCAATATGAAGCACAAGATTGTCACACCAAAGCATGAGACTGAGATAGCACAGCGCATCATCGCATTGCATGGTGTGGATGGTACGTGTTCTAACACGGTACTATTTGGTGCTATCGACTTCTTCTGTACCAATGGTATGATTAGAGGTGAGCATGACAAGGTAAGCCGTAAGAATACTAGCGGCTTTGACCTTGACCATTTTATTCGAAATCTAGGTAAAGCTAATGCAGACTTCGCAAAATATCACAAACAGATGCAGTCATGGGCTAACAAGGCACTGTTCTTTGGTGACGTTAAACCTATGCTTGAATCTCTACTCAAGTCAGACAAGACAGCAGAGAAAATGATGCTGTTGTATGAGCAGGAAGCTAACGTCAGAGGACACAATGCTTGGGCATTGTACTCAGCCTTCACTAACTATGCAACGTATGCTGATGAGCGTAATGGCTTCAAGCTACGTAACACTGGTGGTGATACACAAGCTAAATCCATGTTCCAACGTGAGGCAAAGGTGTCTCAGTGGATTGAGAGCAAGCAGTTTAAGGAGTTAATTGCAGCATGAAGACAGTAAATGACATGGTACAGAAGTACTATTCTTCTAATGATTTCAGTATGTTAAGAGACAAGTCTAAGAAAGACTATCAATACTTCTTAGGCATACTGACTGACACGTTTGGTGATGTTGCTTACAACAAACTAACAAGCAAGCAAGCCAAACATGCCTATGAAGAATGGGTTGTGCGGGGCATCAGCTTCGCCAACCATGTCTGTACTGTGTCATCTCTTGTGTACAGATATGCTATCGACATGGAGTATGCTACAGTCAATCCGTTTGCTAGTGTCAGACGTAAGACATCCCCACAACGTAAGGTAGTGTGGTCAGAGAATGATGTTCGTCAATTCCTTGACACTGCTTATGCTGACTTCAACTACCGCAACATAGGGTTGATTATTCATATGACATACGAGTGGTGCCAGAGGCTGGGTGACATGCGCTTACTGACATGGGATAACATAGACTTAGATAATCGTAAGATGTACCTAGAGCAGAGTAAGCGTAGGGCAGAGGTAACATTACCTATTGAAGATGACTTACATGACATGCTTGTACAACAGCATGATGACTTTAGCTTTCAAGAGTACGTTGCCCCTCGTCCTATGCCTGTCAGTGGCTCTTATGAACCGTACAGTATAGATAGACTAGGTAGAGTAGGTCGCTCAGTGATGAGGCTTGCAGGGCTTTCTAATGAACTACGTCTCATGGACTTACGTAGGACTGGTACTACACAGATGGTTGAGGCGGGTGTTCCTATGGGACAAATCATGTCGGTTACTGGACATAGTAATCCTCAGTCAGTTAAACCCTACATGAAAAATACATATGCATCTGCAAATAGTGCATTGACAGCTAGGAAGTCACATGGTATAAGCATATCAAGTGCCGACAAGGAGAGTGTATAATACATGTATAATATATATAACATTATAAGTGATATGGATATTCCTGTAGGGCATACAGAAAGGATGAACTGTCCTGCGTGTAAGTCATACAAGACATTCACTGTGACTAACAACATGGGTTCCTTAGTATGGAATTGTTACAAGGCATCATGTGATGCTAGTGGTGGCACTCGTGTTAATCTATCTGCAGATGACATCCGAAAGGGTTTCAAAGGAGCAGATGATTATGCAGAGCAGGTTGTTAAGTTTGTTATGCCTGAGTATGTAGTACCGCATGGCAATCGCCCTGCGCTTGTATCATGGTGTAATACATGGGGCTTGGATGCAGATGAATTAGGCTTGATGTATGACGTTAAGGAACACAGGGTTGTGTTTCCTGTTGTACATGATGGCATTGTAGTTGATGCTACGGGTCGTTCATTAGGAAAACGTATTCCTAAATGGAAAAGATATGGAGATAGGGGCTTGCCATACATACATGGATATGGTACAGTCGCTGTAGTTGTTGAGGACTGTGTAAGTGCCGCCGTTGTTGGTTGCGGTTCCTTTGTCGGGGTTGCTGTGTTAGGAACATCTCTCGCCGAAACACACAAAAGGTATCTGTCACAGTTCTCAACAGCAATAATTGCACTAGACCCTGATGCACTGCCTAAAGTTCTAGGCATGGCAAAAGAATTGAGAGGTTACGTATCTAGTGTAAAGGTATTGCGTTTGACAGATGACTTGAAGTATCGTAATGATGTAGACCTAACCAACTTAACCAACATGATAGGAGAATAGACATATGGAATTATCACTGATTAGAAGTTTAATGGACAAAGAGTTCTATGATGACCACCGTGGCGCACGTTGCCCTGATAGATTGTTCAGCAAGGATGTGCGTAAGGTTAAGCAAGCAATTGACACAGCTATGGACAAGTATGAGCGTACTGTGACACCTGATGAGATTGAAGCACTGTTCATGTCAGACAACCCAACACTTACTACAGCACAGAAGCAAGCATACTCTGCCCTGTTCCTACAGGTTAAGAAAGAAGCACCTATGGGTAGTGACATTGCACAAGAGGTACTGTCTAAATTATTCCAGCAGGTAGTGGGTGAGGACATTGCTAACCTTGGCTTTGACTATGTGAACGGTGACAAGACTAGCCTTGAGCCTGTACGTATCCTGCTTGAGCAGTATGGTGATGACTTCACACCTAACTTAAATGTTGAGTGGGATGACATTACTATTGAGACGTTGTTAGCAAAGGCTGACCTTGAGGCACGGTGGACATTCAACATACCATCTGTTGCACGTAAGGTAGAAGGTGTCAATGCTGGTCAGCTTATTGAGGTAGGTGCTAGACCTAACACAGGCAAGACATCCTTCCATGCTAGCACCATTGCTGGTCCGGGTGGGTTTGCATCACAAGGTGCTAAGTGTATCATCTTATGTAATGAAGAAGGTACACATCGTGTCGGTGCTAGATACCTGACTGCCGCCGCTGGCATGTCAGCCCGTCAAGTCAAGGACAACATAGGTCAGGCCCGTGCCGCTTATAGTCAGGTGTATGACAACATCAAGATTAAGGATGCATCTAACCGTGACATGAATTGGGTTGAGTCTGTATGTAAGACGTTCAAGCCTGACATTCTAGTGTTAGACATGGGTGATAAGTTCAGCAGACAGGCTGGCTTTTCTCGCCCTGATGAGGCACTAAAGGCTAACGCTATCCATGCCCGTCAGATTGCTAAGACACATAACTGTGCTGTGTTCTATATGTCACAGTTATCTGCTGAAGCAGAGGGTAAGGTGATGCTTAACCAATCCATGATGGAAGGTTCACGTACAGGTAAAGCCGCTGAAGCAGACCTTATGGTTCTTATTGCTAAGTCACCTACTGTCGAAGGTCAGGAAGAAGAAAGCCCACTACGTCACATCAACATCGTCAAGAACAAGTTGAATGGTTGGCATGGTATGGTGAACTGTGAACTAGATTATCAGACAGCGAGGTATGTAGGATGAAGAAACAATTTGATAGAGAGTTACATGATACCTATGACAACACTGCACGAGTAAGAACAATGGAGTTCATGCAGGTCAAAGGCTATGAGATATGGGAGAACCCTAACATCTATGGTCAAGACCTAATAGCGGAGAGTAGCAAGGGTAAGTTCTATGTTGAGTGTGAGGTAAAGGCTGTGTGGAAAGGGGATGTATTCCCATATGATACAGTCCAGTTACCTCAACGCAAGGCTAAGTTCTTCAACAGACCTACGCTGTTCTTCATATGGAATGATGAACTATCTACTGCAGTTACGTTTAAGTCAGAACAGATAAAAGACTTGACACCAGTAGAGGTATCGAATAAGTATATAGCAAGAGGTGAGTTATTCTATCAGATACCACTTGGTATGACACAGATTATAAGGATGAACAAATATGAAACTAACACTTGATGTAGAGAACACTACAACAGAACGAGATGGTAAGTTACACCTTGACCCATTTGAGGCAGGTAACTCTCTGACTATGGTGGGTATGCTAGATGACCAAGGCAATGAGTATTCAATTACCTTTGACCACAATGACGCAGAGCCTACACCAAATGGTCACGCCATTGTACAGGGTGAGTTGGATAAGGCTACTGTACTGATTGCACACAATGCTGCGTATGACCTGACATGGTTATGGGAATCAGGCTTCAAGTATGATGGCCCTGTGTTCGATACTATGCTGGCAGAGTATGTATTACAGCGTGGTATCAAGGAGCCTCTATCTCTTGAGGCTTGTGCTGAACGGTATGAGTTAGACACTAAGAAGCAGAGTACACTTAAAGACTACTACAGTAAGGGTTACACAACACGTGATGTACCACACGCTGAATTGTCTGAGTACCTTAGTGCTGACTTACATGCTACACAGCAACTGGCTCACAAGCTGATGCTACGTCTTAACAGTGTGGATGATGCAGGACTGCGTAGTACAGTAGACCTGACTAATGAAGTAGCACCCAGCCTTGCTAGAATATACTGCAATGGTATTAACGTAGACATGGACAAGTTAGATGAGGTACGCACAGAGTTTGAGGCAGAGAAAGATGTACTCAAGGATGCATTACAATCTCATGTTCGTACTCTTATGGGTGACACACCTATCAATCTGAATAGCCCAGAGCAATTGTCTTGGGTTATCTATGGTCGTAAGGTTATTGATAAAGCAGATTGGGGTAATCGTATTGACCCATACATGAATGATAGTGAGTTCCGTAGTATGATTACTACAGGTACAGAACGTCTATACAAAACCAAAGCGGAGCAATGCAGTGTGTGTAACGGTTCCGGTCAAGTTAGAAAGGTAAAGATAAATGGAGAACTATTTGCTAAACCCAATCGCTGTACGACATGCAACGCTATTGGTTATCTTTTTAATCCTACTGGTAATACTGCCGGATTAGGGTTCAAGCCGCCCTCTGCTAAGTGGGCATCTGCCAGTGGCTTCTCTACTGGCAAAGACAATATCACACTACTTGAGAGTGCCGCCCGTGGAAAGGGTATGGATGTAGCGGTAGACTTTCTAAGTAAGGTTCGTAGGCTCAATGCTATCGAATCATATCTCTCAGCTTTCGTAGGTGGTATTACAAACTATGTTAAGTCTGATGGTAAGTTGCATGTCAGCTTACTACAACACCGCACTGCGACAGGTAGACTGTCAGGTGCTAACCCTAACATGCAGAACATGCCACGTGGTGGTACGTTTCCTGTAAAGAAAGTATTTGTATCACGATGGGAAGGCGGCAAGATACTTGAGGCTGACATGGCACAGCTTGAGTTTAGAGCCGCCGCTTTCCTAGCACAAGATGGAGTTGCAATTGAAGAAGTATCTACTGGGTTTGATGTACACTCATACACCGCTAAAGTTATTACCGATGCTGGTCAGCCTACGAGTAGACAGGATGCGAAGGCGCACACTTTTGCTCCGCTGTATGGGGCGACAGGGTACGGACGAACACCTGCAGAAGCAGAGTACTATGCACACTTCACAGACAAGTACAAAGGAGTCGGGTTATGGCACACCAAACTGGCTTCGGAAGCTGTGAACACACGTAAGATTACTACCCCATCAGGTCGTGAGTTTGCATTTCCTGATGTATCACGTAAGCGTAATGGTACTGTAACATTCTTTACGCAGATTAAGAACTATCCTGTGCAGTCATTTGCTACAGCAGACATCGTACCTCTGGCACTTCTTCACATAGAGAAGTTGCTATTCGGTATGCAGTCATGTATAGTAAACACAGTACATGATTCAATTGTTATTGATGTACACCCTGATGAAGAAAGGCAAGTCATTGATGTAATCAATCAGACTAATGAAGACTTACTTAATATTATCACGCTACGTTGGGGTATCACATTCAATGTGCCACTGCTATTAGAATCAAAAATAGGTGACAATTGGCTTGACACTAAGGACGTTGCGTGATATAACTACCACTCATTTGAAACACATAGAAGGAGTAATCAACTATGACAACATCAGTACAGACTATCGACACTAACAACTATGCAGCAATGGCGAAAGCTATGGGCATAGCTAATGAGGCTACCTCTAAACCAAAGGCTAGTACACTTGCTAGACTACGGTTGAACCATTCACCTATCATGGGTACTGCAGATGTTAATGGTAAGACCGTTAATATGGAAGTAGTTTCTGGTGGTACATACAAGTTGGACATTCCAGATGTTGGTACATTCTACGCACCAACGATTGAACTACGTCCATACCTACAGCGTTACATGTACAAGAAGTTTGTCATGGGTAGCGGCGGTGTATCTAATCGCTATGTTAAGACAGTGATGGCTGATTCACTTAACGTAGACCTTAAAGATAATGATGGTGGCTTTAACTGTGGTAAGCCAGCGGGTTATATCAAAGACTTCAGAGCATTGCCTGAGAAGACACAAGAACTAATCAAGCAGATTAAACGTGTTCGTGTTGTGCTTGGTACAGTTAAGATGGTTGGAGCAATGGATGCGAAAGGCAATCCAGTAGAACTAGATGAGACAGCTATCATCTGGGAAGTTGAGAACCGTGATGCATTCAAGAGTGTTGGTGACTTGTTCGCTTCACTAGGTAAGCAGAAGCGTTTACCTGTTCAACACATGATTAAGGCATCTTCAGAAGAGCGTAAGCTACCTAATGGCAACAGCTTCTACCTGCCTGTTGTTTCATTAGACCTAACTAATGCTCTTGAACTGACACAGGAAGACCAAGACCGCTTCGGTGACTTCATGTCTTGGGTTCAGAACTACAATGAGTACATCATTAAGATGTGGACAGAAAAGAGTATGGCACAACAGGATGCCGAAGAAGATGTAGACTTTGTTGACAGCATTGTGGACATTGAACTTGATGATGAAGTAGCATAATGAATCACCCTGCTGAACTGGCGTTACATCAGTACATGGACAATGCTGTTAAAGGTAAGTCCACTATGGCTGACACTACCATTAAACAGGTAGCTACAGACATTGAAGATGCACTGAGCCGTCAGTTTGGTAGTGGGAAGAAGCGTGGAGACTTTCGGCTTCGCATGTCAAACCTTGGTCGGCCTACTTGCCAACTATGGTATGACAAGAACAAGCCGGAAGTTGCTCTTCCTATGCCAACAACATTCATTATGAACATGATGCTAGGTGATATAGTAGAAGCTGTATTCAAAGGTTTACTCAAAGAAGCAGGAGTTAAATATGAAGAGCCGGAACACGTTACTTTGGAACTGGATGATGACGTATCCATTAATGGAACATATGACATCGTTATTGACGGTGCTGTTGATGACGTTAAATCAGCGTCTAATTGGTCCTATACTAATAAGTTTGAATCGTATGATACACTAGCTAAAGGTGATAGCTTTGGTTATGTATCACAGCTTGCTGGTTATGCAAAGGCATCAGGCAAGAAGGTAGGTGGCTGGTGGGTAGTAAACAAAGCTAACGGAGACTTCAAGTATGTACCAGCTACTGGTCTTGACTTAGATACAGAGATAAGCAAGATACAAAACACAGTTAATACAGTAGAAGCAAACGACTTCCAGAGATGCTTTGAACCAGTACCGGAAACATTCAGAGGAAAGGAGACAGGAAATAAAGTACTTAACGATGGGTGTAGGTTCTGTTCATACAGATTTGATTGTTGGGATACTCTAACAGAAAGACCTGCAGTTATGTCACAGGCTAAGAAGCCACCAACAGTTTCATACATAGGAGATGTCATTGGCTAACGCAAAGAGATTTGCCGCAGCTAAGAAGTATGGGTATCGCAGTGGGCTAGAAGTCAAAGTCTCTGAGTATCTTAATGAACGCAATATTAACTACGGTTATGAGTGCATTAAGATTGAATGGGAAGACCTAGCCTACCGCACCTATACCCCTGACTTCGTGTTGGATAACGGTATCATAATAGAAACTAAAGGATTGTTCACTGCCGCTGATAGACGCAAACATTTAGCAATTAAGAAGCAACATCCTAAGTTGGATATACGCTTTGTGTTTACTAACAGCAAGTCTAAGCTACGTAAAGGTGCTAAGTCTAATTATGCTGAGTGGTGTATCAAGTATAACTTCTTATACTATGACCGCATTATCCCAGAAGATTGGTTAAAGGAAAAGGGTAAGAACAATCACGATAGCTTCATAAAGTTTAGAGGTAACAAAGTGAAAAGGAGTAAGTAACATGGACACAACTATTAATGACAGACAACTTTTAGAT